TTTTGGATAAAAACAACGGCAAAACCGTTGCAAAATGAAGTACCGACAGCGTCGGCAAACAAATTGCGACGTTTTAATATACCGTGTCGGCGGTTGGTTAAGAAAGTGAAATCACGGCTGGAGATCCCATAAATGTATAAAATGAGAAATCTTCAGCTGCTGCACCATCTATGCACCACTGGTTTTCTTTACCCCCGGCATGATATTGCCCGGGAGAAAACTCTTGGATAAGCACACCAGTGTATCCTGGTGGCATATAAAAACCATCTCCAAATTTAGAACCACTCATAGCAGTTCCTGAGACGCGAGCTCCATTCGTAGCACTGTTAGCTATAAAAAAGTTAACAGCTGAATAAGAAGGAAGCTCAATCTCAGCACCTGAATTGGTAATGAGGTCGTAAACCACAGAACCTCGGGGATTGACGCTTATCTGTGCAGCGATCTGGTCGAAAATCAAAACATTAGCAGTGTTTTCGATAAATTGATCAGTACTCGGGGGAGTACGAGTAAAAACAACAGTGGTTTCAGATCTGTTGTTAGGGACTGGCCTTGGAACACTAGAAATCAAATCTAGGTGGGTATTTCTCCAAGACCTATAGTGGTATCTATAACCACCATTCATACCCAAGAATGCGAAACGCAAATAACAAAATAACGACGTGAGACCGTCAGTTTTGTAAATATTAACATTCCAAGGCAAATTACCAGAAATTGGATACAAACCTTGAGTATACTCAAATATGACTGCCGAATTAGCATTTGGCTCAAAAAGAACACCCCTCGCAGTAGTTTCAAATCTCTTCAACAACGTACGAAAGGAAACAATGCTTTCTCCAAACCATCTGTCAGTGGAACTCTTACTCTTAGACGTCGATTTGACGACGCCTGATTGTGCGATAGCTTTCATCGTTCTTCCAAGATTAAGGAAATCGTTAGTAGGATAAGCTACTTCTAAATCGTCACATTTAACAAAAACATTAATGTAAACTGGATTAGAATTGCCACTCGAAACAAGTTGAGTCAGTGGAACTACACGTATAACACCTAAAGACTCGGCGACAGAACCAGTCGTTGTTATGGTTGTACCACTCACAACCGTGGTATTGGCAGTAGTACCAGTAACACGCAGCCACTCAAAAGGACTGTTCCACTCCACTGTAAACTCCACTTCCTGAGTGTCTGTAATATCAACTATCATAGATGTTTGAGTAGCGGTACTTATATACTCTGCATTTAGAACAGCATTCTGCTTCATATTTGGCTCAAATATAATAGCAAATCTACCTCTTTGAAACTGAGAGGCAACAATTCTAAAAATAAAGGTGATCGAGCCTCGCCAATAGCCAAAAGGACGAGTAACAAAGTATAAAGGTGAAGGTACAAGAGGACCAAGAGTGCCTGAAGGTCTATAAGCCAACGAAGGATTAACATAAGACATGAACAAGTTTGTCTTAGAAACCTCAGCCCCAACATTCCATTCCGCACTAAAAATCCAACCTTCCCTTTTAGCTATATTTGCTATGGCCATATCATCTTGTGTGGCTCCTGGCGGTCCTGGATTAACTACTAAACCAGCTTTCGGATCAACAGACAACTTTTGTGAAGTGTCTATTCCTATACAAGTGGCCTGATTGGAATAGTTAAGCTGTTTAACGAAAGTCGTTGCCTCCAATTGTAAAGGTTTTGACCACCCAAAAATGGCAGCGACTTCACTAAATTTACCGCTCATGTATTCAACAGGTTTCATGAATGGCATGAGTGGAGGAATCCTGGAAAGGATACCAGCCGCTTCAGCCACATTACTGGCCATTTGGGAAACAGTTGGTGGATCCACATACTCACTAATTTTCCCTTTTGTGACTTTGGCCTTGCGAATCTTTGCGGATTGAGCTAAAGCCATCAGCGTACGCGTGGGAGTGTGTAAGTGTACATCAGTGGCAAAAACCGAAACGTTATAAGATACCGGCGTAAGATAATCATCAGATGCTGATCGAATCGGATTATAGCTTCTAAGAAAAAGCGCTCCCGCAGCGCTAAAATCAATAAATTCGGTGGTAGTAGTATACGCGGTAGCAGAATCGGCATAAATCCTAAAATAATTCGAAGGACAAATGAAAGGAATCTGCATTTCAAAGGTCCTATTATATCTCAAATCAATGTTACCAACAAATGGACCTTGAGACAAATAAGCAGTCGTCATCTCAGGCAACGAGGATTTGCCAACGATTAAAGACTGCAAAGGATCGTTGAACCTGGCGTACGGCACATAAGCCACTAAAATGTGTCCATAATTGAAAGGAGTGGCAGAAAAGGTAACCCTTATATTAAGAGTTGCCTTAAAATACATAAAATTACGTAGTTTAGCTCTGACATCTGAAAATAAAGACCACATATTCCATGGATTCAATTCTTGATACAAATGTGACCCAATAGCCACTGTACCGTCATATATAATGACAGGACGAGAAAAATAATCCGATATAGAATAGACATTGTTCTCTTGATCCTCTTCATATGAGGATGAAGTCCCAACTCTATCTATACCAGATGTAACAGTAGTAAGTGTTTCATTAACTGCTACTACATTAGTACCGGAGTTTAAATCTCCGGCATTCACATTACCGCTTTGAGCGATAGAATGTACAAGTACTAGATTGCTGTGGTCTAGTTCCGTGCTCAATTGTGTGTATAAGCTACCCATCATTTCATAATCTTGTTTGTTGAGAGATTTTGTTGGACCTTGTTCCCAACGATGTAGTTTTGCCAATATGTCAAAAAACATCACTGAATCAAAGTCTTGATTGGACTTTACCCCTCTCAACAAAAGATAAGCCAATCTCTTCTTCATTTCCACAAAATACAACTCGCCTACATGAGCTTTTGTAGAAAAAGAAGAACGACGACGCACAAAATGCGTCGTCCGAGCATGAACTCTTATTTCTATATTAGCACTAACTATGGTCTGAAATCTTTGTTCAGATGGACCTACATTTGCGCTTCTAACGAAATAAGACATGCTCTTGCCTATGGAATCCCATTCGAGAGGCATATTCCACTTATCTGTAAGTGGATTATAAACAAAAGACCTCTTAAGAAAAGTGACGTCCTCTATACTACAATAGGGAACCATAACTTCACGTTTTTTAGGATCTGTATAATTCATGCCTAGCGAAATGGTGTAGGCTCCATAGGCAACATTATTAAACCAATCACATATATGACTCTTAATACCAGCAACAAGATCATCTCCATAAGTCACTGGAAGTACATTGTCTTCAAACGTCTCTAGAGGAATATCTGTTGGCCTCAAAATGTTATATCCCAACATCAAGAGTATCAACCCCTTGAGTGAATTGCGCTCAGCAGTGCCATACTCTCCGCTGGGGGTACTACCCGCACTTGACATTAACAAACCGTCCATCAAATAAAGAGGAAACAAAGAATCACTCAATATACCACGCACAATTATCAATTGCTTATCATCATAACCATATTTACGCGCCAACATAAATAAGACAGTATTGGCTGATAATGTGATAATCGGTGGCATCCGAGTGTCATATTCAGAATAATCGCCTGCCATAAAACGATCGGAAAATCCTGTCAAAAACCGAGCCAATTTGTCAGCTTGCTCGTGGGTATTTATCCCTATGGCACAGCCAAAAGACTCAGAAGATTGTTGCATAAGAGTAAACAACGGTCCAAGATACATACGGCTAACTATCAGCATAGAAAAGTCACCAACGCAAAACACTCTAGTTTTTGCTAACTTATTTTTACTAATAGATCTAACCTCATCTTTCAACGCACATTGGGTGACACAATTCGCCGAATGTCCGTCTCGATATGAGTGGATAATTTCTATGACCCTTTTCTTAACCTCATCATTGATTTGATAAGGAAATAAGGGCATACCATCCTCATTACAAACTAAAAGATTTCTTTTATTTTTTGAAAAATAGAAACCTGCGCTAGTACTCATGCTGATTCCTCGAATATAAGAATCACCAACAACACCGTTGATGGCCACGTCTAATGACCAAGGAGACAATTTTAACTCGGAATTAAAATTTTTCAACCTCTTAGTAATATAAGTAAAAGCTAATTTAATTACAGGTGAAATCATATAGTCTGGAACATCATATTTCCTCTCACCCACGGCAGAGAGAAACCATTTGTACGGGTTAAAGTATTGAACATTGTCGCCTTCCCCTTCCTTAATAGTACCGAAGACAGGGGGACCATATCTCTCAACTCCGTTCTCGTGTGATCTAAAAGGCATCATATCTGACACAAGACAATGATTGTTATCCCAATGTTCCTTCACCTTACTAACCCCAGAAGAAGTCATACGCACATGATAATCGCTCACAAAACCAAGTATTTCGACACTTTGTGGCGCTGTATACCTCAAAGAATGATGCGTAGGACACTTCAAAGTAAGTGAATGTCTCGCAGGCAAACCTTTAAAGACTAAAGATTGAGAAACAACACCTATATACGGAGACTTGTTGGACAAGGAAGAAATAGCCTTGTCCAACTCATTTTTCATGATTCTAGTACCATAACATATATCAGAGCCCTCATTTCCAGCGCAATGTATGCCAGCTACCACAGTATAATTATTTACAATTACAACCACTGGTAACCCGCACCACCCATACTTACTATTAGGCACATTGTACTTGAGAGGGTACATGATTTGATCTACCATAGTCTTGAGATTGTCCGGCCAGGAAGTTTGCATGGATAGAATGTTACTTTCTTGAGAAACAGAAATCTCCTTATATTGGCTTCCACATCGGAAAAAACCATTAACATAAGGGTTTCCACTAACGAGTGGTCCGTTAATAAAGTAAGAAGTAATGTCGGAAAACTGAGTGGATTGCAAGCGGAAAATTACGCGATCTTGCATCATATGTTCCATATGGTTTCTGTAAACATATCCACTGTAGGTAGAAGTGGGTATACCGGGAATACTAAGTCTTACGTAGAACAAATCACAACTGGGGTCAAAAGCATGATAATTACATATTAAAATATCTTGCTTCAATCCCAAAGCATGTTGAACCGTATACTTATCCGACTTGGTTTCCAAAAGCTCCTTAAATATCTTATTAGCAGTAAGAACTGTGGCTCCATAAAGAAGGTCTTCCGACCCAATCTTACGAACACCACAAACACGCAAATGTCGCACATTTTTAAAAATGGCATTGACAATACTAACAGAATTATTACGCAACAAGTCTTCCTGAATAGGTAAAACATTGGAAACGACAGGATTATATCCAAGTGTCCATTGATGACCTTCTTTCTTAACCTGGGGAGCCATGGAAACACCTCCAGACAACAAAAGATCGTCTTCAGACTCAACAGAGGTAGACCCCATATTTCCTTGACTAGTAGCTTGCTCTTCATGAGAGGAGGAAACATATTTAAAAACTTTATATGCTGACAAAACGCCTACTATTGTGAGAAAAACAAGAGCAGGAACATTACTAGTCCGAAAAGGATCAGTACGATGATGAAATAGCATACGAAATCTATGAAATGCCTCAGACTCATGTCTCTTTAGACTCGTGAACAAAAGTTTTTTCAAAAGCTTTTGATAAAAAATTTGGATAAAAGGCATCCAAATATCAGAATCTTGATTCATTTTAAACAAAATAAATAAAGAGGCTATAGTGTCAATAAGCACCAGTCGTGGACAAAGTATGGGTTTGAGAATGTAAATCCAGGAATTCACGATCATCAGCGGCCACAAAAAAGGAACGTGTATCGCGATATTGAAGAAACAATATATCCCTCGCCAAAAGATGGCAAGGCTACCATACCCTAGCATTTCTAAGAAATTTCTAGAGAAAAATTTAAATAATGAAAGAATTTCTAAAAATGAACTCAGCCAACCCGAAGGCAAAATGGTCTCGATTTTAAAGGGTAAATCAGGAACAACATAACCATAACCAAAATCATAACCAGTAAGATTTGACAGTTTGGTTAGAAAACAGGTCCAAGGAAAAAGAACATAGTAAAACCAAACAACTCTACAATCATACATAAATGAATCCCAATGACATCGGAAAGACGAATTACCTGACTGAGCTTGAGGAGTGTTTGAAGATACAGCATGCTCAGGAAACATTCTTCTCTTCAACGCATGTTGTATATATTCTTTTGCGGCCACTTCTGACATAACATTCTTAATGGCTGTCTGTTTGGCGACTTCATCGACAAGTCTCCATTTTAAAAACAAAGAAAAATCAAATATGTCGACATTTTCAAATTTAACTCCATTAAGCTCAAGAATTTGTTCTTCGTAATGGGCATTACCTTTAGCAATTCTTCTTTTCACCGTAAACAAATAGCGATCGAGAAAGAACTGCTTCAATGTAGCAAATTTACTGTCTGATAGCCCAGAAACCTGGGCAGAAATATTCTCTTCATCTTCTTGAAGTTGACTTGATATGGCAGACTGATAATCTTCCAAAGATTTTTTGGAATCTAATTGAACTCCACCTGCCAATTGGTATTCAGGCTTAACATTGACTTCAACGAAATCAAATCGCCTGTAAACAGCTGCTGGAGAATACACAGACGCAGTCGCATGCATATCAGGATTGTTGCCATCAAGAATAACTAAACTAGGGTCCAAAAATATTTTCCCTTTGCTCTCAATATCCGCCATCTGGGCATTCATCGGAGCAGAACTGATCAACTGTAACAACATAGAAAGAGAAGAATCTCCAGTTTTAGCAGCTAAATGCGTACTAATGTTAGCAGGCTCAGGAATATGTATTATAGGTTGTGACAATGGATCATACCCTGACCAAAACTCGTCAGAAGAATTATACGTATGTATCATTCGTTGATCAAAATCGCGCGAAGTAAGTTCGCACCAGATTTTCGTTATGAAATGAACGAGATTTGTTTTTCCTACACCTGGACGCCCAACAAGAAAAATGGCTGGAGGAACAGGTCTCTCACCACGCAAACGTGATCGCCTTCTAATTATTATATGTCTAAGAGTTGAATCAAAATCATCCAATTTCTTCTTTTGATAATAAGGTAATGATCCTTGATTTTTCATCAACGTAAGATCATTAAAAGTAGAAACCAAAAGATTTTCATATCTAACATCACATATTCTCTCAGGAGTAGCTAATGTGGTATAAGTCAAATTTTCAAAATTAACCAAGTAATTAACAGATTCAGAAAGATCACGAAACGGATTATTCCCAAACAATAACTTCGAAAAACTTCCATGTTGTGAAAACAAACTGATATGACTAAATATATCAGCCAAATGAGACATAGACTCAGCTACAAGATCAGTACCACACTTTGGTGGGGGAAGAGATCCAAACAATCTAAAAATATGTTTGTCGACAGAAAGAGGAAGGAAACCCACGCAAGAGGAAATAAGCAACAAATTTCTAACGGCTACAATAAATGGAGCACTTAAAATAGTGTCCATACTACGCAATGCATTGGAAATATCTCCTGCAACATTGCCTGATTGTGCTCTAACTTCTTCCTCGATCCGCGCACGTTGAGAAAAGAACTTAGAAAACAACGTAACGCTTAAATCTATAAAATATTTTTGCATTTTTGAAATATCATCTTTAGAAAGACGATAAGACAGATAAGCGACAATATGAAGGACTAATTCCTGAATAGATTTTGATCGAATTACTGACATTACAAAACTAGCAACTTGGCTAACTTGCATTGACAAGTCTAAAATCTTCTCATTTTCAGGAATGTTATCCAAACAGCTAATAACAGAAGAAATAGATAAGCGTGATTGAGAGTTAAAGGTAGAAATGCCCGATTGGGCATTGGATTTAATTTGCTTTTTCTTATTCCAATTCTTCTTCTTCTCTGAAACTATGCCCTGAGTAGAGCTTTGAATCAGATTACGCCTCATATCACCTGGTTCGTTCTTCTGGTATACAGTTCCTCTATAAAAATCATTATGAACAGGATAGCCCAAAACAGAGGAATTGGACTTCCGCCGTTTCTTAGAAAGATCTTCTCTAAGAACAGTAACATTAGAAATGTCCATACCTGTCTCAGAGGAACGTTTCTTAAGCCGCTCAAAAACTGTAGCGTTAACAGAAATAGGAGGCATTTCAAAAACCTCATGGAAATCGAGATCATCATCGATTTCCATTCTGGCATCTTCAAGATCTTCATCAACGGAGTACAATCCATTGCCACTCTGAGCATCAGAAACCAAAAGCCGCATGGGATGCAAATCAATAGATGCAACAAGATCATCTGAGTACCATGGAACATACTTGTTAACCATAATATACTCATACGTCACAGAAACATAGGAAAGAACTTGCTGGTACAAAACATAATGAAGATCATTATTATTTGAACAAGCTGTCCAAATCAAACGAAAACTATGTGGATCTTGTGAAGCAATGATCTTTCCATAATATTTCACACGCAAATAACGAAATGCGTGCTCAGGAACAAAGAACTTAGAACGGTGTAAAGCATACCTAGTATAAAAACTAAGGAACAAGTTAACAATAAATTCACCGTTGACAACAGTCTTAGAAAGACGCTTATCTCCCAACATATCATAACGTTGGAGAGTTGGATACATGACATCCCCACGAGTCCAAAAGGGGCGGTCAAAAAACTCCATCTGAGCAAAAAGCTCAAAAGCACAAGGAAGCACAAATTGTACTTCATCAAGAGAGTTAAGAAACTCAAAACTAAGTTGAGCCAAAAAATAATGTGTATTTAAAAAATCCATAATTAAAATATATGTGAGTCTTTGAGTTACGTACTCGTGCGTTACTCACATAAGCACAACGGGGAACAAGTTTTATTAGGTCTAGTCCAGACCAAAGTGCGCAGCACATATCTTTTTAAGGTACAAAAGGCGTAACGCAAAACCAGCGAACTAATGGAAAAATGGAAATGGGGTCAGACTACGAAGAAGTGAACATTCGCGTCGTTCAATTCCAAAATGCCATCCAATAGGGTTCGATTGCTAAAATTTGAGAAAAAGAAATTCTCAAGGAAAACTAACAAAACTAACTATATTACAAATCCGCTGGGGAATATATTACAAATATTTACATAGTGTATAAATAAATATGTACAATTACACTAATAGACTAGATTACAACCTAGATAAACAGGAATTTCGGTCGACGTCACCTCGAAAGGTGAAACTATCAACAAGGATGCCGTATGGGCA